CTTATCACAGAGCTAACGTCTCAAGTAGCTGTAGGTCAGGTTGCTAGAGACTTTCAGTTTGGCAATGATCTTAACAACGTTGTTGATTCATTCATAAACATGGAGGGAGGAGCAAGAGAAAGAGCGTTAAGAGCTTTGGGTAGATCCACAGGTAACTTTGCTGCAGGTTTCACACGTCCGTTAGATGCTGTTAATAAACTTACTGGTTACATTACAGAGACAGACACAGCTAAGGATATACGTCAAACAGACACAGGTGTAGGTACATTTACACAGAGTGCTACTAAATACTTTGATAACATACTTGAAGTGTTTGATAAGAACATAGACGGCATCACTGGTGAACAACTTAGGGTAGTCACACGTAAGGGTGAAGTCTATGACGCTAATCCTCTAGCTCGTATCTTTGGTATTACTGTTAAGCGTGGACGTACAGCTACAGAGAAAGCTTACTCACTAGCTAACATGGCAGAGTGGACAGCTAATGAACGTAGCCAGATGCCTGAGTATGACAAGATGTTTAACTCACACGTAGCTCCTATACTTGAAAATGCTACAAACAAATTGATACGAGATAAACGTTTTGCTGAAGGTGATAGTGATGTACGTAGGAAGATGCTACGAGATACTTTAAGACAAGTAAAAACTAAAGTACGTGAATACACAAATGATTATGCGCCTGGGAAAGTACAGCTACTAGCTCTTCGTAGAAAAGCAAACATGGTAGGCAGTAAGCAAACAAGAAATAAAGCTATGCAAGCTATGAGAACAAGGTATGGATTTGAGGGGAGCATATCCGACATGACATACAAAGAGTTGAAGTTCTTTATGGATTACGTAGATTACTTGGATGATTACTTAAAGCCAGGATACATAACGAAATAACAAACAGGGCCGCAGTAGCGGCCTTATTTTTTTATACCATTAAGTCTTGAACTACGATTAGCCCACATCTGCATTGCTATCAAATGCTTTATAGCTTCTCTTGTTTCACTAGTATGATAAAGATTATCAGTTAGAAACTTATTTAATGTCTCTATCTTTTTCTGCATAGTTTCTTCAAAGTGTTCCTGCCTCCTGGCTACAAAGTCTTTCGCTTCTTTTTCTAGGCTCATGTGTGTCCCTTTCCAGTGAGTAAATATTTCATGGCTTTTTCTAACCCCTCTATATTATCTCCTAGCTGTCCTATACCTCCATTACATCTTCTACATAACCACCCCCTAAAATCGTATGTATTGTGATCATGATCTAAATGTAGATCTTCAGGGTTAGTTACAGTACCACAGCAGTTGCATGGTATTGGATTTATTGGCTTTGAAGGTGCTTTATTTTTTGCTTCACGTTTTCCTTTTTCGTAATTAGCCCGACAAGGCTTACACCATACAGCACCTCCTGCGCCTTGTGTTTGGTTTTCACCTTTCTTTTTTCTAAATTGCTTTAATGCAAAGTTATTAAAAAACTCTTCAGGCAAATAAGACTTACATGCTCTACAATAAAATGTTTCTTCACCTTCTTTTAACTTTCTGGTAAAGTCTTCTTCGCCAAATAGATTTAGTTGCATCAAACCTCTATCGGTATTTCAGTACAGTATGCATATACATTTGAATCAGGTGTTGGTCTAGTACTCAAAAGCTCACTACGGATGTATACTGCACCACTTTTACACGCATCCATTGTAGGATATATGTGGTTGACTGCCTTAACATTAACAAACTCACTGCCAATAGTAAGTATGAGTACTAGAACATACATTATACCAAATCCACTAGTTCACAGCTATCACCAGAGCAAGCCATTGTCTGCATACCAATTGTGTTATCTTCTTGTTCATACTCATTAAGCTTTGACCAATCAATATTATTCGGCATACTAGCTAATAACTCTTCGTACTCTTCTTTAGTGCAATCCTGATAGGGTGCTTGCTGATATGTGTGATCGGAGTGTGGCAAAAATGACACACCTGACATTTCATCAAAGTGTTTATAAACAAATGCGCCTACTTCCATCCATTCATCAGCACGAACTGTCACTGTTACAGAGGGTTTGTGTTCACACCAATGTCTTTGATATGTTAGCCATGTCTCCAACTGTTCGATGGCTGTCATGTCGTTGCGAGTTACAGCTTTATCTGGTGACTTCACTGGGAAGCTAAACACGGTAGTGCTATCGGGCTTCATGACACAAGGCTCGTTAGGTATACCTTGATCCTGCATCATCTGTGTTAGTGGATCTTTGTTATCACCTCTCACAGTCCTGATGTAATAGTCATTATGTCTTGCATGTATGCCACTCGCACAGTCTACTAATTGTGATACCGTACCGCTAGGTTTCAAACAACTGATGGCTGCACTTGTTGGAATGCCAAGGCGGTCAGCCCAAGTAGTATTAGTATGAACAGCAATTTCTCGTAAATGTTCAAGAGTCTTCTCCAATCCTTTGTTTGCTGATGTCATAAGAGGGTTGTCTTGGATACCGCTTAACGACACGCCCAACAACCGTTCTTCCTCTGTGTTCGTTGTCCACACTTTACGCAGATATGGAAACTTTGTGTAGGTTGATTGGATAGTACCCAAAATAGTAGCAAGTCTAACTTTTCTTTCCAGATCATCCACAGTATCCGTAGCCCTAACCACCACCTCAGTAAGATTACAGAACTGATATGGTCTAAGAATAATCTCGCTGCATGGGTTAGTTCCAAACTCATAGTTAGGATCACGTCTTCCAAACTTCTCCGCTTGTTTCTTGGATGCTTCACGATTGAATATACCTCTTTCGCCTGACTTGCTTTCTACTAATGCTAACCATTCACGCATGAATGTTTCAGCATCTGGTTTCTCTGTGTATGATACACTATTATTAGCTAATGCTCTATGCGCTGCTTCGTTCCACCACTGTCCTGACTTAGCGTGACGCATACGATCATCACTGAGGTTAGACAAACTAATCATGGCACTACGTCTAACGCCACCGACTACAACTATTTGACCAATGAAACACATTAGGTCATGGCATTCTAAGCTAGACAGCTTACGTCCTTGTGCATCTTTGAATGTCTTAACTGTAAAGTTAAACAACTCAACAAGAGGCGCAGGTCCACTAGCTCTACCGCCAAACGTTTTTAGCCTTGCACCTGCAGGGCGAACTCTGCTAACATCCCACTGAGGAATCTCACCTGCCCAGAGAAGAGCCAACAATTGCCTGAACGCCTTAGCCCAGCCTTCCTTGCTGTCCTTTACCACAATGGTAGTATCACTCTGGAAGAGTTCAGGGACTTCGGGAAGCTTGCTAATGAATTGTCTCTCAACACTGAAACCAACACCAGTACCACAGAGGAGGATGAACATAGCCTCATCAAAGGACTTTGGATCATCTATAGGTAAGTAACTACAGTTGTATCCTGCAGTGTTGTCTCTGTCTAAAGCAAGACCTGATGTCATCATAGCTCTCATGCTAGGCATAATCTCTAAGTTAAGAATAGCAAACATTATTTCATCTTTAGTGTCTGCGTCTACCTTATTACCTACAACGTTTTCCATGTAACGCTCTACGGTTTCAAGCCAAGACTCTCTACCTTTACCATCAATGTACTTAGCATAACGTGATTTATGTATAAAGTTTTGATAATCTGTGGATAAGTAATTGTTCATATTTTTTGTTTCACCTCTAATCTTTTAATCTCTGCACCATCTATGTCATAAACTATGTACTGGACTAACTCTTTTACTACATCCTCGTACATTTCTTCGGAGACAGGAAGAAGATTATCTTCCTCGTCTATATCTATAGTCATCTTAATATCAAACTTTGGCATCTTTTTCCAGTAAATCAGCTAAGTCAGGCTTCTTATAGTTTGGACCTTTCATAACTTTACCATCCTCACGAATGATAGGTTTGCCATTACTGTCTAGTTTTGACATGTTACTGTCATGCACTCTTGCAAATGCTTCCATGAATATATCTTCACCGTAATGCTCTAGTCCACTGTCAAGCATACGACTTACTTTCTTTTGTTGTTCAAGAGCAGTGACACGCTCTTCTTCAAGCATAAGAATCCCCATGTGTCCTGGCGCTACTATAGCCAAGCCAGTAGATACGTACAGTAAATCACAGAGTTCTTTCAGGTGTTCTACTGTGCCATACTTTTCAGCCATCAACTCATTTAACTCTTCATCGATAAGCTTAATCCATAGTCTAGGATCAAGTGAGCCTTTGAATGCTCTAATAAAGTCACTCACTTTATCGTGTGGTTTGGGTGGCATGAAAGCATCTATGTCATCTTGTGTTATCATTTATGCAACTCCTTGTAACGCTTCTTTAATCTTTTAAGATACCACTCAGCTTTCTCAAGATCCTCTAAACCATTCTTATACTCATGTCTCCACACATACTTCAACACGTTAGCAGCATGAGGTGCAGTGTGTCCTGACATATTCTCTGTCATTGCTTCTATAGCTTCAATGCATTCTATACCTGCCTGATTGTAGTGTATAGGTTTGTTTACTGGATCTATATCATCTGTAATTGTTATTGTTGTTAGTTTAGGATCTATTGTCATGCGTTACCTTTTGTCTTTGTCCATCTACTTAATGTATATACATTACCATCTTTTATAACTTCAAGAGGTTTTTGATCTTCCAATTCTATTTCCATCAAGTAGTTACGATGCTCCTCTACTAAGTCATACACATCAGGGTATTCTGCTGCAATGTCTAGAAAGGCTGACATCATAGTAGCAACGTTTAACATCTGTGCCTGTATTTTGGGAGGCATACTTAAGTTTTCCGAAGCTACTAATTCAATATCAACTTCACCTTTCCAATTCTCATCATAGTTTCTTGGACGTATAACGATAGCTATTTCATCATCTTGAATCTCTTTGCTCATTACATCCTCCTCTTTGTTTTTAATTCTACACGTTTTACTGTAATCTCTTTACCTTTTTCTTTCAGCCACTCTTCAGGTATGACACGATGCGCCCACTGAAACTCGTACTTATCACACCAGTTACAATACCTAGACTTAGCACCCTTGTATAACTTGGCGTTTGCGTTACTGAATACAAACCGTATGTCTAACTCAGGGTGTTGTCTCTTTATCTCACGATGTTTACGTCTGTCTGCTGAATCAAAAATACCTTTAGTCTCTATGATAATACCGTTGTCTAGCACGAAGTCAGGTGTGTAGGTACGATACTTTAGATCTTCCCACTCCACCTTTAATACTTCGTACCTAACTTTATTTTGACGAGGCTTTAGGTATGCAGCAACTTCTTTCTCTAAGCCACTGCGATAAGTCTTTTTATGTCTCCTCTTTTGACTCATCTTTATTTTCAGTTATTACTTTAATAAGTTCTGCTACTTTATTTTTTAACAGATCCAAAGTATACGCTAGTCTTTGCTGTTCACTATTACAAAAAATTATTTCGTTGTATGCTTTCATTTGATCTTCAGTGAAGTCATCTGTGTAGTAGTCTTTTTCATCAATTGTTATTTTTGGCATGTTAATCCTTTACTCATTTAATAATACATAATCCACCATTGGTGGCTTTGCAGCGTGTGACATTACAGCCTCACGAGTTTGCAATCCTGGCCAACACTTGTGCTTGAATGAACAGAAACCACACTCAGGTCCAAGCTTTAGATTGCCAGTTAGTTTACGGTAGTGTGTCTCTGGTATTGCCTCAAAGCAACGCTCAAAAGGTTTGTCCTCATTGATGTACTCTACCGTGTCTTCAATGCTTTCCATCACTGCAGCCTTGTCTACGGAGCTTGCATCAACATACTTGAACTCACCGTTAGCTTTGTTGACTACCCACCAACCGCCAACATCTAAACCTGCAGCTTCAGCGTAGCCTACTAGCTGAGATACATAACCAAAGCTATCACTCCTAGCTAGAGTTTCTAGTGTGTTAAACTTGTTCTTGTATGACCAAGGTGAGGCTGACTTAACATCATCTACCTTGCCATCAAGCACCATGTCGTACTCACCGTTTACTTCTGTGCCATCCTTTAGCTTAAGGGTGACACTATCATTGTCTTTGAAGTCCACCTCAGCAGCACGAAGAAGACCCTTGAACACTGCTTCCACAATGTCACCTATGATCATGTTGATCAAGAAGTGTGGTGGTAGTGGTGTCTTATCTTCAGGGTCATTCTTCTCAAACCATAGCTGACAAGTAGGACGCCCAATGTTGGACATCCTTAGTCTAAACTTGTCACGAGGTCCACTGCTGAACTGCTTCTCTAATGCAGCCTCAACATCAGCAGCGACTTGCTTACGTATGTCTTCAGCCATATCTGTTTCACCTTTGACAGCTTTGC